CTCCGGAGGCCATCGAAGCCTCGCTCGAAAGAGCGGGGCTTCTTGATTAACGGCGGAAGCCCGGAAAGCCGACGTAAAACCCCTTGTGGCAAGGGGTCTTACGGGCGGGCGCATTCTCCGGTTCGCACCGTCATCTTGGCCACCCAAGCGAGACACCCCGTCAGGGCGGAGAATTCTCCAATTCTCCAGCCGAGATCCGGCCGCCGAACGGGCTTGGTTAACAGCCGTGTCCGGCTTGGTGGGCGAGATGGAATACGAACTCGATTCGTGTCACTACGACAGAGCGGCTGTACCGATTGCGCCTTTCGTGGGGAGGCCAACCATGTCGTGAACATCAGCCAAGCCGCCGATTGAGCGGTGGCATCCCGGAGATAGATACCGACCCGACCAACTGGAGTCCCCATGGCCAACCGTGATCGTCGCGCCCAGCGCAAGGCCAAGAAGCGCCAGGAACGCATCCGTCAGCACAAGCACCAGGCCAGGTTCGGCGATGCCGGCTTCGGCAGTTTCGTCCACGACGAGCCCGCCCAGGTGCCGCGCATGGCCATCAACGTCCACCACGTCCCCGGCGGCGACATGGTCATGATGGAACGCACCCATCGGACCATGGACTTCCTCCTCGCTGGCCGCGAACCGACAAACATGGAGGAGGTCCAGCAGATCCTCAACACCCAGCTGGTCGGCGACGCCTGGAAGGAGAACCACGGACGCATGCTGCTCTCCAGCGATCTGGAGCGAGCACAGGATCTCGCCTTCGATGCCATCGAGGAGGAGAAACCGCGCAAGGCGGTCAAGCTGGCGAAGGAGGCCCTCACCCTCGACTCCGCCTGCTGCGACGCCCACGTCATCATCGCCACGCGCGGCACGAAGGACGCCAACGAACGGCTGGCCATCCTGGAAGGTGCCATCGCCAACGAGCGCGAGCGCCTTGGCGGTGATGATTTCTTCGATGCCAATCGCGGCCATTTCTGGGGCGTCAGCAAGACCCGTCCTTACATGCGGGCGCATTACGCCTACGCCCTCGCCTTCAAGGCCCTGGGCCAGTACGCCGAAGCCGCCGCGCAGTGCCGGATCCTCCTCGACCTCTGCACCGACGATCGTCAGGCCGTGCGTTACCAATACCTCGCCTGCTTGATGGCCGGCGACCTGCTGGACGAGCTGAAGACGGCGATCATCGACCATCGCGAAAACCAGGACGCCGCCTGGCTCTGGGCCCGCGTGTTGGAGCGTCTCCTGGCCGAGGACATGAATGGTGCCGACCAGGCGCTGACCAAGGCCCGCCGCGCCAACTTCATGGTCCCGGTCATTCTCTTCATGCCCCCGGCCAAGCGCCACGCCTGTCCGCCCAGCTACGAAACCGGCGAGGCCACCGAGGCGGTCTACATCGCCGATGTCTATGGCTGCGCCTGGGAGGCCCATCCCGAGGCCCTGGCGTGGTTGCGGGAGCATGCCTGAGATGCCCCGGAAACGTCGCTGGCAGAATATCGCCGACACCATCGACCTGGGCGGAAGCCTCACGGTGACCAGCGAGAGCTACAACATGGCAATCAGCAATCTGGAATGCGATGGGCAGATGGTCTGCATGCTGGAGACCAGCGCCATGGGCTTCGAGGCGATCATGGATCGTATCGATGAGCTGGCCAAGCGTTTCCACGAAGAAGGCATCGTCACAGACGAGGTGAATGGGGAGGAATTCTGTGTCTGGTGAAGTCCATACCGGATTGTCGAGAAATTCTCCAGCTATGGCTTCTCCGTCGCCAAGCGCGTCTGATACCACATCGCCCGTTGCCCCGCCCAGCACGCGACCTTTGTGAATGGGTCCACCGCCCGGTGGTCGATCGGCGAATCCGGCCTCAGACCAAGGATCTCCTCCTGAATATCCGGAGCCAACAAGTTCAGCCGCATCACCACCGTGATCCACGCCCTGGTCATGCCAGCAACCGCGGCGAGCGAGGCCTGATCGGCCACCACTCCGGAGTCGATGAGCTGCTGACAGCGGATGGCCATGGCCATGCGGCGGGCGAGCGGGTGGACACGGTCTGGATCATCGCTCAAGCGCTCGGGCCCAGGAACCGGCGCTGGCGTGGATTCGAGGGTCCGCCGGCTGCCGCCGCCCCGGCCACGGGCGGTGCCGAGGTGGAAGCGGCGTTCGATGGTGGCGCTCATGGTCTCGCCTCCGTGCCGAGACGGGCGAGTTCGGCGATGCCCTCGGCCTTGAAGGTGAAGGTGGCGGTGCCTTCCTCGCCGTCGATGGTGATGTGGTCGACCAGATGTCGGAGGAGCTGCTGGCGTTCGCGCGGACCGAGTTCGGCCCAGACCGGCTCGAAGGCCTGCAGGAGCTCTCGCGCATCGGGCCGATCCGGGTCGACCAGCCGGAGTTCCTCCAGCGCCAGCTGCGCCTGGGCGAGCTGGGCCTGGGCCTGCTGCCAGAGGGCGGCGGCTGCCTGGTCGGCCGGAGCCCGCTCCGCGGCTTTCCCTGCCTTCGTGGCCAGCTGCTCGGCCTCCCGGTGGCGTTCCTTCGCCGCGCGCTCGACACGCCGGTGGTCGGCCTTCGCCTCCCGCAGGACACGCTCGGATAGCTTCGGGCTGCGGCAGATGCCGGCGACCTCGTCCACCGCCATGCGCTCCAACTCGCCGGCCGGCAGGCTGGGCATGGGGCAACTGGCGTTGCCGTTGACCCGGGCGCTGGCGCAGGCGTAGTAGCCGTAGAGCTTGCCGGCCTTGCGGGTGTAGGTGTAGGTCATGCCGGCGCCGCAGGCCTTGCAGCGCAGCAAGCCCTTGAGCAGCGGGAAGTGCTTGGTCCGGGCCCGCGGGCCACCGTGGACCCGCTGTTCGGCCAGAGCGGCCTGCACCAGGTCCCAAGTGGCGAGGTCGATGATCGCCGGATGCTCGCCGGAGTAGATCGCGCCCTCGTAGCGGATCCGGCCAGTGTAGAGGATGTTCCCGAGGAGCTTCGCGATCGCGCTGCGGCTCATCGGCGTGCCACCGACCTGTCGGCCCTTCCTGGTGGTCCAGGCCTTCGCCAGCCAGCCGCGCTCGGCGGCGACCCGTGCCACTTCGGAGGTCGAGCGGCGCTCTAGGTAAAGGGCGTAAATCTGCCGCACGATGCCGGCTTCGAACTCGTTGATGAGGAGCCGCCGCCCCTCGGGTGCGACATCGTAGCCCAGGGGCGGATGACCGCCGCACCACTTGCCGAGGCGTTTGGTCTGGCCGATCTTGTCCTTCACCCGCTCGATCATGTTCTCGCGTTCGAACTGCGCGAAGCTGATCAGGATGTTGAGCATCAGCCGGCCCATCGACGTCGTGGTATTGAAGTGCTGGGTCACCGATACGAATGCGACGTCGTGCTCCTCCAGGAAGCCGAGCAGGTTGACGAAGTCCTTCTGCGAGCGCGACAGGCGGTCGAGTTTGTAGACCGCGATCACGTCGACCTTGCCGGCCTCGACATCGGCCAGGAGACGCTTCAGGGCCGGACGCTCGGTGTTCGAACCGGAGAATCCACCGTCCTCGTAGATCTCGGGTAGGGCGCGCCAGCCCTCGCTCTTCTGGCTGGCGATGTACTGCTCGCAGCAGGCACGCTGGGCATCCAGACTGTTGAAGTCGGTGTCGAGGCCTTCCTCGGTGCTCTTGCGGCAATAGATCGCGACTCTCTTCATCAAAGGGGGCTCGGTGCCTCCGCGCCGACTCACTGCGATCGATTGTTTCGGCGCTGCGGCATTCGCCCCCTTTGGAACCCCGCGCTTCGGCTCCTTGTCCATCACCCCGCTCCTCGCTGCGCGCTGCGCTGCTTCTTGAGCCCGAAAAACACCATGCCGTTCCACTTGGTGCCGGTGATCGCGCGCGCCACCGCGGAGATGCTGTCGTAGAACCGGCCCTGGTATTCGAAGCCTTCGGGATGGACCACGGCGCGATGGATCACGCCCTTCCACTCGCGCTCCAACACGGTGCCGGGCGCGAGGGCTGCGCCGGTGGCGCCGGGCATGGCCACCACCTTGGTGGCCTGCGGCGACGGTCGGTCCAGCCGCTCAGGTGGGCGTCGCTCGCGCAGATGCCGCCCTTCCGAGAGCTGGGCTGCCCGGGCCAGAGCCCGCTCGCTGAGCCCACCTTCGGCGTCGGCCTGCAGGCGCCACGCGATGCGCCGGACCAGCCAGACCCGATGCCGGCTTGAGGTGGCCACGCCGAAGGTCCGCTTGTGGAAGGCGCGCAGCTCGGAGACCGTCATGGTCTCCAAGCGCGCCAGCGTGGTCTCGATCGGCTCCGTCATGCCTGGGCTCCTCCGCGCTTCTTGAGCCCGAAGAAGACATGGCCGTTCCAGTTGCAGCCGGCGATCTCGCGCGCCGCGGCACTCAGGCTCTTGTAGAGCGTGCCGTCGACCTCGAAGCCGTGCTCCCGGATCACGAGGGTGACGACCCGGCCTTTGTAGGTCTTCTCGATGGTGGTGCCGACCTTCAGGCCGAGGGCTGCGACCGCCTTGCTGAGGACCGTCGGCGTCTCGTCGGCGTCAGCCTTGTCGATCGGCTTCTCGTCGGACTTGGCGCGGGACGGACGACGCTTCTTGGCTTTGGCCTTCTTCGGTGCCGCCTCCGCCAGCCCGGCGCCATCAGCAAGCGTGGCTTTCAGCTTCCTGGCCAACCACGGCCGGTTTCGCGAGGCCGTGGTCTTGCCAAAGGTGTCGTGGTACAGCGCCTGCAGTTCCTTGAGCGTCAGGCGGTCGAGGTCGATGGTGGTGTTGGACATGATGGAGTTCCTCGAGGGAGTGAGTGGCCGGCCCTGCGAGCGATGGCTCGACGGAGGCCGAGGGAGACGAGCGAGGCCACTCCGCTCAAGGAGGTTTCCAGAACGGCAGAGCCCGGCTCACGACCAGAGCTCCCGATGGTTGCGGCGGATGCTGTAGTGTCCGCCGCCGGCGTTGACGATGACGTGGTCGACGAGGTCGATGTCGACCACCTTGCCGGCAGCGATGAGGCGGCGGGTGACAGAGACATCAGCGGCACTCGGCGAGCAGTCGCCGCTCGGATGATTGTGGACGGCGATGGCCGTGGCCGAACCGCGACGCAGGGCATTGCGGAAGAAGAGCCGCGGACCAGCGTCGCAGCCGTCGATATCCCCCTGGCTGACCTGGATCGGCTCCCCGATCAGCTGACTGCGCGCATCCAGACACAGACACCAGAGGCATTCGTGGTCGCGACCGGCCAGCGGCAGCATCACCTCGGCAACGGCCTCGGGAACACGGAGTGCCGTGCGCGGGCGGCGGCAGCGCAGCATGCGGCGGTGCAGTTCCAGCGCGGCACCGAGGCGCTTGGTGCCCGCCGGCGTCAGTTGCAGGGCGCGCTGCAGATCGCAGAGGTCGTAACCGGCGAGGGCGTGGATGGCCTCGGCCTGATACGCGTCTCTCATCTCCTTGCAGCCTGGCTTGCGGGAGCCCAGCAGGATCTGCACCACTTCGTGGTCGCTGAGATGTTCCAGGCAGGTCGATGTATCGGTCATGGTCTGCGTCCTCGTGGTGGGCGTGGGCGCGCTCATCCTTGCCCACTGCCAGCCACGATAGGGACGCAGAGCCGGCCCAGCCAGCCTGCTGAGCGACCGTGCCGGACTGCATCTCAGCTTGATACCCGAGGGCTCTTTTCAGCCCTGATACTGCTGGCTTTCCCCAACTCAGAGCAGGTCGGGAAGGTCCACGGAGAAAATACCGAGCGTTCCCCGCACCGGCACATTCGCTACCGGTCGGATGTTCTCCAGATGCCAGCCGAAGGCCGGTGCGTACGGATCGATGCAGGCCGCAGCCCAGTCCTCGTCCGCCATCGGCCGGCAATCCACCAGTTCGACCAGGCACACCGCGCAGCCGAACGGCTCGATCGCTGGCTTTTTGCTGGCGCACAGCAGCAGCTCGCCGCGATAGGGCGTCGACCACTTCCGCGTCTCGATGGTTTTCCTGCCGTCGCGGATCAGGTTCGCCCAGGGCTGCTTCAGAGACAAGGCACGGTAGATAGCCATGGTTCACCATGTTCGGGTTCGGCCGATACGGACTCAAGGGGTCACCCCGGCGGCGAGCGGCGGCCGTTCGAAGCGTGGTTCCCAGGTGGCCAGCGCATGGTCCTGCGGAATATGTTGCTCCCGTCCGGCAAGGATGTCCCCGAATACCTGCTCGAAGAGCCGCAGGCCCATGGGGAAGAGTTCCCGCCGCCACAACGAGGAGGCTGTATCGTCCGGCCGCACGAAGCACCAGTCCTGCGCAGCGACAGGGCCGCCGTCGACAATCTCGTCCAACCAGTAGACGGTGCCGCCGGTCACCCGATCGCGGTCGCGGATGGTCCAGTGGATCGCGTCCCGGCCACGATGCAGCGGCAGCAGGCTGGGATGGTAGCTCAGTCCGCCCAGCTTCGCGGCGGCCAGCATCGCCGGCGGGACGAAGCGATGGTTGTGCGCGGCGACGACGAGATCGGTGCCCTCGGGAAGCATCGCGGGGTTCGGCGCCGCGGTGTGGACCGTCGGCACCATCGTCGTCTGGGCGAGCGCATCCCCCGCGGGAGCGCAGACGCCGGCGAGAGCGAATCCACCGCGCCGCAGCAGCAAGTCGCGCACCGCGCAGCCGAAGGTCCGTGAACCGGTGAGGAAGACGCGGATGGGATCGGGATCGTAGAGGCTCATCGATCGGTCTCCGGGGCGCCGATGTAACGGAAGCCCTGCACCGCGCGGAAATGGCCACCGAAGCCCGACTTGATGACGATGGCCGACTTGGAGCAGCGGGCGATGCTCTCGGCCGACTTGCCCTTGTGGCTGCCGTGCAGCTTGGCGCTGATCTGCGTCCAACCCTTCTGTCGGCGCAGCACCATACAGAGACCGGGATGGCTGGTGTGGAAGCAGGTCGTCGCCGGATAGGGCAAGCGGGCGCCGTCGCCGCCGCGGAGCTGGTTGTCGCAGATCCAGTTGAGGAAGCGCACGCCGACACCGGCGCCCTGCCATTCCGGCATCACCACCAGTCGACAGGCCCGGGCCTCGATACCCTTGCCCTTGTTCTTGCTGCCGACGGCCAGATGCGCGACTGGCTCGCCGTCCACGGTGCCGACGTAACAGACCGCGGCCGGCATCTTGCCGATCTTCAGATAGTGATGCGGCGCAAAGAGCGGCCAGTAACGCCAATCCGTCTTGACGATCTCCAGGTCGAATCTGGGTCGTTGAAGACACCTCCGGGAAAAGGTGCCCGTGCCGGTGTCGAAGACCCAGTCGGGCTCCAACCAGTCGAGGACGTCGTAGTGCGGCGTCAGCAGCACCACCTTGCCCTCGGTGCGGCGCCAGGCCTTGGCGAAAGCCAGGGCGCCGATGCGTGCGATCTGCCGGTCGACCACGCTGGTGAACTCGTCGACCACCGCCTGCATCGGCGCCTCGACCACCAGCCGCGCGAGCGTGGCGCGGAACTGCTCGCCCATGGAGAGCGCATGGAAGGGCCGCAGCCAGGCCGGCACGTCGCCCAGGCCCACCGAGGCCAAGGCCGCGGTCACGGCATCGAAGGAAACGTCAGGCCCGATCGCATCGATGATCGGTTCATCGGCCGGCCACTCGGGGGCGAAGAAAGCCTCCGCGCCGAAGAACTGCCGGCCGATCGAGGTCTTGCCCGACCCCGACGGGCCGACCACCACGCCGATCTGCCAGTCGCCGTCGACTTCGATCCCGAACTCGGCATCCAGGTCGAAGTTCGCGCCGGTCTCGGCATTGAAGAGGCTCTTAACCCGGGCGGCGCGATAGGAGTTGTAGTCGGAGCAGCGATTGCGGACGCAGACTTTCATACCGACACCACCCGGCACTGGTGCCCCGCCGCGGTGAGTTCGTCGAAAACCCGCTTCTGGTGGTCTTCGGTATCGCACTCGACGATGACGCCGTAGCGCTCCTGGTACTCGAAGCCATTCTCGGTTGCACCCAGGTCGCCGTCGTCCCCGGCCGGTGGCGCGTCCCCGGCCAGCTCGGTCAGGTAGCGATCCAGCTCGCTGGAGTCGAAGGCCGTCAGGGCGGCGAGGTCGACATCCCCCAGGGCCCGCAGTTCAGCGGCCAGCGCCTCCTCATCCCAGCCGGCCTCCTCGCCGGTCCGGTTGTCGGCCAGCCGGTAGGCCCGGACCTGGGCATCATCCAGCCCCTCGGCGACATGAACCGGCACCTCCGTCATGCCCAGCTGATTCGCCGCGGCCAACCGGGTGTGGCCGACGATCAGCACACCGTGCGCGTCCACCACCAGGGGCTGACGCCAGCCGAAGGTGGACAGGGATTCGGCCACCTTGTCGATGGCGGCGGGGGTGATGGTGCGCGGGTTACCCTCGTAGGGGCGGACCCGTTCGATGGACCAGGTGTCGATCTGCATGGGCTCTCCATAGGGCGCCAGAAACACGCGGCGCGTCTATGGAGTTACTTACGTCAGAACGGAGAATTCTTGCTGGTGATGGAGGTCAGCGGAAGCCCCAAAATCTCGGGGCTTCGCCCTTCGAAGGCGCGCACAGCAACCGGATCCATTCGTTCCCGCAGAGGAACGTCATCACCCCGAACCGGCCGAGGCTGATCGCGTGCTCATTGATGATGACATCCCTGCGTTCGCGCTGGATCCCGGCATCGCGCGTGAACTGATCCTCTTCAGCGGCCGGGAACCAGGTTTCGGCAATCGTCTTGTCACGGATGATCTCCCCGGCCGGTCGAGGGCTGTCGAGGAGCTGCCTGGTCGGGCATTCCTTCGGCAGCCTCTGACCATGCTTGAGCAAACCGAAGTAGGTCCGGAAGACGCGGTCGCTCATCCAGCCCCATTCACGTCGCCCGTTGGGAGCCCAGACCACCATGGCGCACGGGATGCTCTCGACTTGGACGATACGCAAGGCCGCCGCCTGGAGTGAAAGCCGATACTTGCAGGCGACATCGATGACCAGCTGCCCGTCCGGGGCGGGCATGCCGAAGTCCTTCTTCAACCATCCGGTCGGCAGGAGAAAGTGCGCTGCGAAGTGGTCCGCTTCACGCTCCTGCATGACCTTGCGCTCCGAATCGCTGCGGAAGCAGAAACAGGGATGGAGTACATCAGTGTGCGCCTTGAGCCAGGCGCGGTGCTCATCGATCTGGTAGTGGCCCAATTCATGCGCGAGGGTGAACCGCGTTCGACCGGAGTTCACCTTATCGCACCGATCCATGTTGCAGTGGATGTGGAATCCATCGGTGCGGGGGACGTATTCGATCAGGCCATCGAATGCTTCCTCGCCATAGGACTCGAAACTGCAGGTGACCTTGTGCTCAGGCTGCCGTTCGATCACTTCCTGAACGTTCAGCTTCCGACCGTCAGCGTATCTGCTCGCCAGGAATTCGGCCATCTCAGCGATCATATCGAGTCGCCGCTGCATCCACTCCGGGGTGTTACCGGCCATCATCATCCTTCGGTTCGTCTGTGATCCCCTGCGCTCTATCTCTGGCTTGACGCATACGTTCTAGTGTGCCTTCGGAGAATGTCCCGTCCTTGCGGGCCGCCCACCTTTGGCAGTCGTCTGCTATGCCTAATGCATCGAAATCATCTGTCTTTTCATGAACTTTGAATGACTCGCGCTTCTCATTCACCTCGGCTTCAGCCATCAAACGCATGACCGCAGCAAAGTCGTATTTGGGTGGGCTGTCTATGTCATGAGGATCCATTCCCTGCCAGTCGAAGTCTTCTGGCGCCTCCTTCCAGCCCTGCAAAATGAAGGCGTCTTCGATAGCACGTTCTACTTTTTCTCTCGAATCCACGATCATCCTCCCATCCCGGTCTTGTTTTTCATGCATTTGCGAAGGCCATCCAGGGCACGCTTTCGCAATTGGCAGATGTTGTTGTCACTCGTACCCAACTCATCGCTCAAACGCGCCCTGACTTCGTCGGGCGGCTCGCAGACCATCTTCTTGCGCTCTTCGCAGTACTCGAAGTAGTCGGCGCTTGCCCACAGCACGACCTGCTGCTGCTTGGAACGCAGCGCCTTGATGCATTCCCGCACCGCCTCGGCCAGCTCAGGACGCGATGGCTCAATCTCCCGCGTCTGGCCGAAGGCCGGTGGGAGTTCGCGCTCTTGCCCGTTCTCATCCTCCGGGATCTCGCACAGCGGTTCCCAGTACCGCTTCCGGCGAACCTCGGCCAGCGTGTTACGCATGACGGTGCCAACCCACCGGAACAGGTTGCCGATGGTGTTCCGGCAGTCCTCTGGCTCTCGATAGGTCGCTGCGCCGCGAACGATCCGCAACCACGTCTCGCCTATCAGTTCGGGCTCACTGACAAAGGGTCCCGGACAGATCTCGCGCAGACGCTTCGCCCGAAACTCCAACCAGGGCTGCAGCAGGCCATGCAAGGCAGCGAGAGCCATGCGGGGGTATTCGTCGGCTGGGTCACCACTGGCTATCCAGTCCATCAGTTCGGCCGGTTTGAAATCGGCCATCTCCTCCCGGGCGCGAAGAACGAACCTCTCGCTCTCCACTTCCAGGACATCGTCGGAGACGCTGTCCTCCATATGACCCTCCACTCCTATGTACGCGGACCCATGACAGTTTTACATAAGTGCCATTCTGAAAGCACCTTCGGTGCCCGCAACGAGGATTGGTCATTGACGTAACTAACAGCCAGCGAGGGCTTTGCGAGGAAGCGTCATGCCCCCGCATACATAGGTGTGTCGGGCCGCTGGAGAGCTCGAGCCACAACAATCTGGCATGGAAAGGAGTTCTCTCATGCCCTTCGAACCACGCCGCGTCTTCCGACGCGCCACCCACGAAGCCCTCCGGGGCTACTTCGAGACCCGGGGTATCGACCTCGGGGTCGACTGGGACTCGCTCGAGCCCAACGACTGGAAGACCATCTGCCAGGCCTGGCAGGAGCTGGACGATCAGGCCTGCGCCTGTGTAGCCAGCGACTTCTACGAGGTCAACCGCATGGCCACCGAGGCCGGCATCCGTGCCATCCAGGAGCAGGGCCGATCCGCTGGTGTCGATCTCGTTCCCCTGATGGAGTGTTCCGGCGACATCGACTTCGTTCTGCGCGTCTATGCCCAACACCAGGAAGAGGTCTGGCGCGACGCCGTCCGCTGGACCTATGCTGACGAGCACGAAGGCGGCCAAGGGTGGCAGCGTTACGACAGCCTGCCCTCCTTCACGCCGGATCCGACCGAGGACAAGGTCCGAGCCTTCGCCGCTGGTCTCTCGGCCTATTTCCGCGCCAAGGAGGGTCGGGGCCAGCACTGCCTCGTCGAACACGCCCGCCGGGCCAACGGACAGCGCTATTTCTTCGCCTACCTGTCGGACTATCCGATGGCTCGTGAGCGCTTCGATGGCACCGGCGAGCTGCTGCGCAGTGTCGAGAGCGGCGTCTTCGTGATCCTGGTCGCCTGCGCAGAAGCCGGCGGGTTTGCCGACATCTGCGCCAGCGGCGGCCGGAAGGTCCGCGACGAAGTCCTGCGCATCTTCGGCAGTGCCTTGACCGAGGTCGAACTGGAACCGAATCCGGACGCTACCGCAGGCCAGTACGCCTTGGACCAGCTCAAGAAAGCCAAGCGCCTCTCTTTCGACCCCAGCATGGTCAAATCCGCTCAGATCACCGGCGTCCGGTTCAAAGCTGCCGGCGGTGGCCGCCGGACCATGGAACTGAAAGCCGACCCCGAACGGGACCTCGACATCCACTACATGCTGTCCCACTGGGTGAACCAGGAGAACGTGCCCATCACCACGGTGCGGTTCCAGACTGTGTTCTTCAGCATCGAGCTCGTCGAGGGGGAAGGGCGCCAGGGTCGTTTCAGTTTCTACGTGACACGCACCGGACGGTCCAACCTCCGGTCGAAGAAGAACGAATACCAGGTCCTCGGTGAGGATCTGCTGATCGAATGGGGAGTCATCGATGAGCCTGCAACTGGAGCCGGTGGAGCTATTGCAGACGCACGCGCCGCGTCCTGACCACCACCTGACCAGCGGGGATCTGCGGGAATACGGCGAGGACGTGATCCGACCGCTCGTGGACCAGAAGTTCCTGGTTCCGAGCGGTCGAACGCGCTTCGTGCCGTGCCCCGCTTGCGACGGTGAACACGACGGCGAAGTGATCGAGACGATCACTACCACTGGACCGGTCTTCTCATTGGCATGCCCGGACGCCGGTCTGGTGCGCCTCCGACCCGACCAGATGCAGACTCACTGCATCGACCACGCCGCCATCGCAGCCTGGGCGGCGATGGCGATGGGGGCGAGTTCCGCACCGACCGAGCCGGTCGCCAATGAAGTCTGGCGCTGGGACCGGGTCCATCTGCTCGGGGGCCGTGAACGGTGGACCCTCATCATCGGGCGCAATCTCGACCAGGGCATCAACCCGAAGGATTGGCGTCGCTTGGGTGTGGTTGCCAAAGCCATCATCCTGTCGATGGGCTACAAGCCCTACCCGCCACCCGAAGAAGGGCCCTACGCCTACAGCGGCAGCCTGTGGTCGTTCATCGACTACGACGAAGGCGAGTGGGAATTCCTGCTCGACGAGCTGGTCCGTGGTTTGGGAGACCAGGCGCCGCCTGCAACCGGACGACCAAAGGTCAGCCGTTCAGCAGCTCGAGACCTCCGCTACGAGACGATGCGCACGTTCGTCATCGCTCACATCGAGAGCGCGAAGAGTGCGCTCCGAAGCAAGTCGGGCCTGCTTCCGGCACCGGAGCGGCAGCTGCTCGCCAAGGCGTGCGGCGTCGACAAGGGCACCATCAGCAAAGACCTGAAGCGCGAGGACGACCGGGCGAAACTCGTCCTGCGCTTGCTCGATATCGCCGAGAGCGAGGAGGAGATCCGCGGCTTCGACGCACGCCAGTTCCAGTAACCCAGTTGCCATCTCAGCAGTTGCCGCAACCGATCCCAAGCGGCAACCAGTCCTAAGCACATGTCAGGCCGCCGGTTAACCCGGCGGCCTGATTCGTTTCAGGATCCATCGGCAACCGCCCGCGCCGGCAAAGCGGCCCTACTCCTTGGTCGCGCTGCCCGCGAAAGGGCTGCGTCATGCCGACAGGCACTATTCCCACTCCGGTCTTGGATGAGTACGCCGAGACCACCATCCGCCTCAAGGTCAACGCCTTGATCGGACGTCACGGTTACACGGAAGACGACCGCGACGACCTGACCCAGGATCTCCACCTCAATCTCTTCGAACGCCTGCAGACCTTCACGCCCACGAAGGTGCGGCGGACCACGTTCATCGTCCGTGCTGTCGACCATCGGATCAACGATCTGATCCGCGCGAAATACCGCCCTTGCCGAGACGCACGACGCCAGGCCTGCCTGACGGATGAAGAGGACCGACCCACCAACGATCTCGACAGCCTTCCCGTCGGCCGATCCGAGGACGACCAGAATGCTCTCGATCTGCGCTTGGATCTCGCTCCGGTTCTCGACCGCCTGAGTGACCGCCAGCGCCAGATCTGCGTGATGCTCGTCGACCACAGTCGAGAGGCCATCAAGCGGACGCTCGGTCTCGGTCGATGGGTCTTCGATGGCGAAATGCGAGCCATCCGATCGGCCTTCGAAGAGGCCGAACTCCAGACCTATATCACCTGCTGATCCGCCTCACCGCGGTAGCGCGACCAGCAAGAAATCTGGCGCGTGACGTAAAGAACCCCTTAGCGACCACGGTGAGACGGCATCGCCCCGAACTACCCAGAAGCGTCAGCCAACCCGTGGTCGCCATTTTGAAGGACATTCAACATGGCGCTTTCCCGAAACTCCGATCCCACGACATCCCACGCCGCCGCCCACGACATCGAGGCCTGCGGTGCTGCGGAATCCCACCGCGCTCTCTGCCTCGATGCCGTCCAGCGAAACCCAGGCATGACCGCGGCTGAGATCGCCCGTGAAACCGGCCTCGAACGTCACGAACCATCCCGGCGCCTGCCGGAACTGAGGGACCGCAATCTGGTCTGCAACGGCCACGAGCGCACCTGCGCCGTGAAGGGCCGTCGCAGCCTGACCTGGTTCCCGACCGAGGAGGGCACGGCATGAGCACCGACCTCATCGAACATCTCATCGTCGAGCCCGAACCGGTGTACGCCGCCCGGCGCGCCGACCATCTCTCCAGCCATGCGCTGGGAGATTTCCGCAGGAACCCGCGGCTGTTCCGCGACAAGGAACTCGGGCTGATCCACGATCCGGAGCGTGCCGCGTTCATCGTCGGGCGCGCCGTCCACTGCCGGGTGCTGGAAGGCGCCGACGAGTTCTCCGGCCGTTTCGCCATCGGCGGTCCCCTCAATCCGAAGACCGGCAAGCCCTACGGCCAGGACACCAAGGCCTACGCGGAGTGGGCGGCTGCGATCGGTAAGCCGGCCATCAGCCACGACACCGCCAACCTCTGCGAGCAGCTCGCCGGTGCGGTCGATGCCCACGAGGAAGCTCGCAAGCTGCTCGACGCCGGCACGGCCGAGGGTGTGGTGCGGACGCGCTTCTGCGGTCTGCCCTGCCAGGGCCGGCTCGATTGGGTGCATCCGGAACTCGGCCTGATCGACCTGAAGACCATCGACGACCTCGACTGGTTCGAGCACCAGGCGCGCACCTTCGGCTACGCCCACCAGCTGGCCTTCTACCGCGATCTGCTCGCCACGGTCAGCGGTGCCAGGGTCCAGGTTCATGTGATCGCGGTGGAGAAGAAGCCGAGCTACCGCGTTGGCGTGTGGCGCTTCAGCGAGCAAGCGCTCGATGCCGCTTCGCGCGAGAACCGCGCCGCCATCGAGCGACTGAAGATCTGCCGGAAGCAGGACCGCTGGCCCACCGGCTACGAGCAAACCAGAACCTTCGACTACCTCTGAATAGGAGCACCATCCGTGAGCAAACTCTCATCCATCATCACCGGTGCCAAACCGGGCCCACGTCGGATGCTCGTCTACGGCACCGCCGGGATCGGCAAGAGCACCTTCGCCACCAATGCGCCGGCACCCATCGTCCTCCAGACCGAGGACGGCCTCGGCGAGATCGACTGCCACAAGTTCCCGGTCGCTGCCTCGCTCGACGAGGTACTGGAATCCATCGCCGATCTCTACACCGAGGAGCACGACTACCGCACCGTGGTCGTCGATTCCCTCGACTGGCTGGAGCGGCTCATCTGGGCCAGGGTCTGCGAGAACCGGCAGGTCGCCAACATCGAGGACATCGGTTACGGCAAGGGCTACGCCTTCGCGATCTCGCATTGGCGCGACGTGCTCGAGGGTCTCTCCGCGCTGCGCGAGGCCAAGGGCATGACCGTCATCCTGATCGCCCACACGAAGATCGAACGCTTCGAGAATCCTGAGACCGACGCCTACGACCGCTACATGCCGCGCCTGCACAAGACCGCCTCGGCGCTGGTCAGCGAATGGTGCGACGAGGTGCTGTTCGCGACCTACCGCGTGCACACCAAGACGGTCGACGAGGGCTTCAACAAGAAGCGCGTCCAGGGCATCGGCGACGGCGAACGCGTGCTGCGCACCACCGAACGCCCCAGCCACCTGGCCAAGAATCGTCTCGGTCTGCCCGACGAGTTGCCGCTCGCCTGGTCCACCTTCACCGAAGCGATCGACCGACCCGTCACTCAACCCAGCCACACCACCCAGGCCTGACCCAGCAAGGAAACAAGCACCATGGCAACCCTCAACTTCGATGCCACCCAGGTCGACCCCGCAGCGGGTCGCGATCCCATCCCCGCCGGCAAGTACCTGGTGGCCATCACCTCCACCGAGATGAAGCCGACCCGCAACGGCGCCGGCCAGTACCTGGAATGCGAATACCAGGTGCTCGATGGCCAGCACAAGGGTCGCCGCGTGTGGTCGCGCCACACCCTGCATCACCCCAGCGAGCAGACCGTCCAGATCGCCCGCGGCGAGCTCTCTGCCATCTGCCGCGCCGTTGGCGTGATGACTCCGCGCGACTCGGCCGAGTTGCACAACCTACCGCTGGTCATCACCGTCCGCGTGAAGAACCGCGAGGACAACGGCGAGCCGACCAACGAGGTCTCCAGCTGGGCCAAGAAGGATGTGGCGACCGGAGCTCCGCAGCAGGCTGGCGATCCCGGCGGACCGGCCAAGCCGGCGTGGATGCGCCGGTGATCCAGCTGTCGCTGCCCTGGCCACCGTCCATCAACCATTACTACCGGCGGGTCGGCAACCGCACCCTGATCAGCCGACCCGGCCGGAACTATCGGCGGACGGTGGTCAGGCAGCTGCGACCGCATTTCCGGGAACCCCTCCGCGGTCGGCTCGGTGTGACCATCCACGCCCACCCGCCGGACAAGCGCCGGCGCGACCTGGACAACGCGCAGAAGGCCCTGCTCGACGCCCTCCAGCACGCCGGGGTCTACGCCGACGACAGCCAGATCGACGCCCTCGCCATCCACCGCTGCAAGCCCGTGCCCGATGGACGGGTCCGGGTCTCCATCATCGAGTCGCGTCCGCTCCGCTGACCGGCTCACCACCGACAAGGACAACCATCCATGCTCGAATTCCTCGCCAGCCTCGCCATGGGCATCTCTCTGACCGCCTGTGTCTTCCTCCTCTGCTTCAGCGTCCACGGCCTACTGGAGATGCTCATCCGCGACGCCGTCCGCGCAGAGTTCCGCAACCAAGAGGAACGGCGCGAAGAGCGGGAGCGCCTCCAGCGCGAACGCGATGAGCGGCAACGCGATCACGAAGAGCGCATGCGCCAGCTGCGCGCCACGCACTGAACACCTCCAACGTCAACCCGTCCCGGCCGTGCCCGTGCCGGGGCGGGTCTTCCAGCACCGCAGCCCAAGGAGATCGCCATGATCTGCATGGCCGCCGCGTCATCGCCGCGCCCTGACAATGATCTGCACTGGTCGTGCCACGAGCCTTGCCGGTGATGGTGACCTTACCCTCGGCAACAACACGTTTGAAGAGCGGACGCAGCTCTGCCGCCGACAGATGCAAAATACCTTGTGCTTCGGCACTGGTCAAACGCCCGGCCTTGGCCAGGTGGCGGTACAGGCGGGCGTAGGGGTCGCGACTACGCGA